ACGCGAATCTTACGTGCCCGAATGTCAACGATCTGCGAATCGTCTTCCAGTGCAACCGCTTGCAGTGCGTCACACAGGGGTTTCGTCAGGTTGTCGATGTCGGGCCGCTTATCCATAAAGGACCATCCCAAATCTCGTTGTAGTTGCTTATCTGACTGTCGCCAGGGGAAGCAGTACAACACAGTGAGGCGTATTCTACCCGATATGCTATCTGATGTCAAGGAGGCCCGCAACAATTTGGCTAGATCGGCGAGGTACTTCCGCTTCTTGGGCGAGGTAAAGGACCGCCCGTTGCCAAATCGCGTACTCTGCTTGGACTGCGGAACAAGCTCCGCATACGCATACACGGCCTTGTCGGGCGAAGCGTAACTGTCCCAGTCGTCTAGCATTGCGCGTAATAGGGGTGTCATGGTGCTTCCCACTTAGAGAGGTCTAACCACTTTCGATTGGGCTGGGCCGCGCTCTGCTCGTCTACCCATGCCTCGAAGTCCATGTCGTCCCAACAAGGGGTCTTGAACACACACTTCTTAGCTCGTGATACATTCTGGCTCGTGCAGGGCATGCCCGACTCGGGGAGGGTGCGGTCGCGGATCGCCTCCCAGATGATGCGGGCCTTGCGGACAGTCTCTTTCCACCAGCCCTCGTCGTAGTCGTACTTGACCGTGTGTATCTTGAACTGGTCCCTGTCGGCGAGCATGAACATCGTCGAATCGTAGCCAGTCATGTGCTGGTAGATGACTGCCTGCATCTTGTAATAGTCTGGGGTGTCGTCTGCTGTCTTCCACTTAGCCTTACCGTCAAGGCTTAAGGACTTGAGTTCGAGGTGCATCAGCTTGCCGGGTGCAATCGAGTGCAGTTCCTTCAAGGCTTGCGGGAGGTCTTTCCTCACCAAGTTAAGGTTCTCCTCCAGCCACCTGAAGCGATCAATGGATATGATGCCGTCGTGATGCCCCGTAAGCCGCAGAGCATCGTCCTTCAGCGAGTCCTCTGCAAAGGTCCACACAGGCTCGGTGGCTTGTTCCTGCATCTCGTGCAGAGTCAGCTTAGGGTCTGGATGAAAACACGGTCCCCGCGTTTCCAGCGCCTCATTGTCAAACCACTTCCCATACAGGATACCCAGCGGCCCTAGCACACAGTTCTGCATGTAGCTGTGCCACCATGTCCCGCAGCCCATACGCATGCGGGCAGAGCCATCGAACTTCTTAGATGGGATGGGCTTCCAGTAATTCAGTACGAACTCTCTTGGGCAGGTGAAGTACATGCCGCTGGCCCGCAACCAATCGGTCTGTAGGCTCTGCGGGCCTTGGCCATTAGCAAAGGCGTTGAAGACCTTGCCCATGTTATTGAACGGACCCGGTGGTACGGCGTTCCAGTCATCTAGTGTATCGAGTATGCTCATAGGTCTTCGTCTTGCCCGGCATCGAGCATCCTTTTGAATACGGTGAGGGGAATCAGTGCCCACGTTTGTTCCACGGCCTTCATGTTCTCCCATGTCAGCACCAGCCCAGGCTCCCGCGATTCTCCCCAAGCCTCGCGGGTGATCTTCATAACGTCTTTGCGGGAGATACACAGCATGTCGCTGACAGTCTGCTTGCTGTCAAGGATGAAGTGATCTAGCTTAACATCCCCCTTGTGCCCGACAACGGCGCCAGACGCGGGCTGCCTGTGACCCCCGAGATCATCAGCGATCTTCTGCTCCTGCTTGCTGGTCTTACCCTTCTTCGACTCGGGCTTGCCCATCTGCCCGCCACGGGGTAGCTTGGGGTCGTGGTCAAACATCGACTCCACACTCCGCTTTGACGATCTTTGCCCATAGCTTTCGTGCCTTGTCAACGTCTTCCCGCAGCATGGCCCGCAGGTCATCTTCCACCCGCGCTCGGAAGTCCCCGAAGCCAACGCCGCCCTCGCGGGTGATGATGCCATACTGCTTACCCTTCTTCACCATCGTAGTCTCGTTGAAGATATGGCCCGCCATGATGCCGTCGATGTCCTTGAGGGCCATCTTACACTCGTAGGTCAAGTGGGGGACGTATGTCTTGTTCTTCTTCGTCACACCCGCAAGGTCTACAAAGGCCGTCAACTTCTCGTTGTCATCGAGATACTTGATGGCCTTGGTCCACACGATGACACTCGATGCGAATAACTGCCCGCGTCCGCCAGGCATCACGCGGGAGTCACCCCACATCACGCCGATCTTCTCACGAAGCTGATTCAGACAGATAAGTGCGGGGGGCTTAACGCCGGTGTTGGCCACACGGTTCATGGCAGACGGCCACTTGCGGAAGGCCTTGTTCAACAGAATAGCGTTCCCACCCATCCTCGCCTGCTCTGCCGAGTCCTGAATCTCCGTGCTGGAGGTCATTGCGGCCAATGAGTCCACTACAATTACATCGAAGGCACCCGACTCCAGAGCAGCACTCACAACATCGACGGTCTGCTCGGCATAGTCGGGACGGATATGGGCGTGTAGATCGAAGTCGTAGCCATTCTTAGCCGCCCACGCTTTGTCGAAAGCCCCCTCTACGTCTACGAACAGCGCCGTGCAGGGCGTGAAGTCGCCACACTTGCACCCTGTGCGATGGCAGCGGCATGTCTTGCAGTGATCGGACAGGGCTGCAATTGTCTTCAACATGATGAGGGTCTTGCCGGTACTCTCCTCGCCCGCAACTGTGGAGATGGCGCCGAAGGGCCACCCGCCACCGAGCACGAGGTCGAGTGCTAAGATGCCGCTGCTGAACCTGTCTCGCTGGGTAGCGGCTAATGTGTTGCCCCTGCCCGCGAGGTCGGTCTTGTACTGCTTGTTTACCTCATCAACGAAGGCGTTGATCTTGTCTTGAGCGTCGTTAGTCATCAGCTTCCCTTCTTCTTGGCACGATACTCCTTGATCTTCGTTACCTCAACCGACAGCTTCTCGTTGACGAACTCCTTAGCCGTAACAAGGGCTTCGTCGATCTCCTCAACGTAGGCGGGCAGGGTGCAGGTAACACCTACCTTCACACTCTCGTAGCTACCCATGTTGAGGGTCATCTGCTGTGTGTAGGACACCCGCGCCGTATCGGTGTGAAACACCCCCACGTCGATAGGAGTGGCGTCGTCGGTTTCCTTCGTGACAACCTTGCCCTTCGTGTAGGTCTGGTTCACGGTAATGGTGCCTGGCTCTTGGTTGCTGTTCATGTCTTATCCTTTTACACGGACTTCTGCATCGGGGTGTTTCTTACACGCATCAGAGTATTCCCGTAAGAATGCTCTGAAGTTATCGAAGTTGCTTCCCCCGCAATCGGGATCGATCTCGTACCACAGGAATCTATCGGGGTCATGGTCCATAGTGGCGACCATGCGATCAAGGCGGTAACTCAGTGCCGATGCCTGCCTGATACCAAGTTTTGTCGGATGCCAGATGCACTCGTACACGCCACCTTCGCATGCCATCATGTTGTTAGCATGCGATGTCCTGCCCCAATAGACTATATCTCCCTGCCGAGTGTTGGGGTCCACCTCGTCCACCAAGTATACGTGCAGAAACATGGTCTATCCTTGCGAGGTGAATCCGAAACTCTCGTACTGTGCTAGTCGTTTGGCTGCTTGTGCCCTGTTCCACGGGGTATCAAACACGATGTCGATTACCAGCGGGGTCTTCTTGCCCGCAACCGGTCTACGTATTCTACCAACGACCTGCTCAATGTCAACCCTCGGTGTGGCGAGGAACAACGTGTCGATGCGGGGGATATCTGTGCCCTCCGACATCATGCCGTATGTGGCGATGATGATGTCCTTAGCCGCCTCTTCGTCTCGCTGCTTGTCCGTCAACCCGCCAACGTACAGCCCGACAGAATGGTCGCTACTGCACTCAATTGCACTCTTGATCGCCTCGCACTGGGCCTTTCTATCAGAGCATGCCAGTGGGCATCGGCCCGCGTCTGCCGCAGCCACAGCTTTCTTGGCGAGCCAATCGTTCAAACTCGGTGTCTCGGACATCGTGGTGATGTACTTCGATCTGTTGAGGCTACCTGCCCAGTAGAAGGACGAGTCCCTGAGTGATGTCTCCCACGACACTTGCCGGAAGTTGCCCGACAAAGCGCGGGTATGGCACTTGGACTCTACCCGACCGATGTACCACTCCCACAGCATCTCCAGCCCGTCCTTGCGTCGCCAAGTGGCGGACACGCCTAGCCGGAAGTGGGCATGGAAGGCGCCCATCGAGTAGGCGAACGTCTCTGCCGAATACCTGTGCCCCTCGTCGAAGATGACGATGCCGAAGGACTTGAAGAAGTCGTCTGGCAGTGTATCTCGCTGACTGTAGACCGTCTGGGCCATTGCCGTGACAACGTGCTTGTCCTTGTAGGCTAGCTGTTTCTGCTGCACGTGGCCCGTTTGGCAGGTAGGCCAGAACGCCGAGGCTGTCCTCTGCCACTGCGATGCCAGGTCGCCTTTGTGTACCAGTACAAGTGCTGTAGTGCCTAGTCTGGAAGCGATGTCTAGTGCCATCAGGGTCTTGCCCGCACCCGGCATGGCTTCCAGAAGGGCTCCCGACACGCCGCCTTGCCTGTACTGGAACCGATCGTATATCTCCAGCACCGATTCTTCTTGCCCATCGCGATAGTTGCCGCACGTTGGGAAGCATATCGGAGGCCAGTCTAGGTGTGGGTGAGTGGTGTGCAATCGAGCATCTATGTCTAGGTTATCCGCCGCCCAGTTGCGGGGGACTCCCACACAATCATCCCGCACCTCTGCTAAACAGAAGGTCTTGATAGACCCATCGTACTGCACCGAGTCTACTGTGAGCTTCTTTACAAGCTCCTCTCGACTCGCTACTGCGGGGGATACCCATAATAGGCGATCTTCAATCATCCTTTTACTTCGCCCCAGTTGTCACATATTACGATGTCTGTTCTCACAGGCACCCGCAACTGGACGGCGTGTTCCATGTGGTAACGCACCACTTCGGTTGCTTCTTCTACGTAGTCCTCATCACACTCAAACACAAGCTCGTCGTGGATGATATTCGTTGGTAACACTTTGTTCAACCATGTCCCGCGTTCAATGAAGTCCTGTCGAATCTTCACAGCGGATAGCTGAATGAAGTCGCAGGCCGCAGACTGCGGGGGGAAGTTGATGAACTGATTGATCGAGTGCTTCCAGTTCTTCTGCACTTCGTGCTTAGGGATACGTCGTTTGCGGCCAAAGATGGTCTTCGTGACCGGCGACATCTCCATCTGGTGTTCCATACGAACATGGAACGCATGAACCCCTTCGTACATAGCCATGTACTGATCGCTAGCCTCTTGCCACTCGGCCCGCGTCAGATCAGGGTACTGATAGTGCATCATCCCCGCAGTGGCGTAGTAGATCAGGGCGAAGTTCGCTACCTTGCCGTCCTGACGAGAGTGTAGTGCCGGGATACCCTCGTAGGTCTGCGTGTGGATGTCCTTACCGTGCCAGAAGCCCTCGCCCTTACCTGATAGAATCTTCTCGTTCTCTGCCGCCCCGCAATTGGGACACTCGTGCAGGATCGTCAGGGCGTCACCAGTCCGCCCGCACTTCGTACACGTCCACTGCACATAGGCCTGAAGGAACAGGGGGTCTTGCGAGATATGAGCCATCAGCCGCAATTCGATCTGCGAGAGGTCGGCTACGATGAGCTTCTTACCGGGGCCTGCCCGCACACAGCGGCGGATGTTCAGGCCCTTGAACAACTCGTGTAGGAATGCGGGGATGTTCTGGAAATTGGGCTTCTCGCTCCGCATACGACCAGTCGTGCTGACCAGCCAGAATGTCGGGTGAATACGCTTGTGGGGGTCGGCATCAGCCCGCTCCACGAGGGGCTTGAGATAAGTACCCACCATCTTCTCGGCGGTACGATACCACACGATCTTCTCGCACACCGGGTATCGCTTAGACAGCGTAGCCATGGCTTTCTTGTCAACGCTATACCGCTTCTTACTCTTAGTGAGGTCGATCCTGGCCGTCGAATAGCCTAGCTCGTCGAACAGCCTCTTGGCAAGCTGGTCCCCGCTGGCTAAGTTGATGTCGCCAATCTGCGCCAGTACCTCCCCTTTCAGCCGCACGGCTAGGGCCTCGAAGGATGTCCGAAGATCGTTAGCGCAGTCGATGTCCCACAGGATGCCCACGAGTTCCATTTCCGCCACGAAGATTGACGATGGCATCAGTATCTTACGGAACAGGTTGTACGAGCCCTCTTCGATAAGCTGTGGCTTGATGTCCTGCCATAGCTTGTACTCGTAATAGGCGTCGTCCGTGGTGTAGTGTATGAACCGCTCACTGTCGGGACCATCCACGGACTCTTCCATGAAATTGCCCATCTCATACCCATAGGTATCTTTGACCACGCACTTGAGACTTAGCTTGTTGGGCTTACGGTTCTCGTTCAGTAGGTTCACACCTACCATTGGATCACATAGTTGCTTAGGGTCTTCCCGCACTCCGAGGGCCTTGAGGCACTTCAGGTCATACTTGCCATTGTATGCAACTGCGTCTACCCCTTCGAGTGCAAACAGTTGCACAATCGCGGGCTGCCACACAGCACGATCCCTAACGAAGTGCCGCTCCTCCCCGATAGCAAAGCTCACACCCCACAGCGAGAAGTCGGTGTGATTGAACTGCGTATTGGGGTCGTGCTCAACATCGAAGCTGAACGCCCCCGCAGCCTGCGCCTTGGCAACGAACTCGGCGGTGTTAAACGGGGTCATTTGATGCCTTCAACGCAATCTGAACACACGCCTCATCGGATATGTGAGCGTCGGGGATATGCGCCCACGCCACCACTCCAGTGTGTTTATGTGTCATAGGCTCGTCGGTGAACTGTCGCCGCCAAACACCATCCCTATAATAGCCCACCTCCATCATCCGGTGGCGGCTATCTAGGTACAATCCCGTAATACGGAGGACCAATACGAGAGCGTGGGGAATAGGAAGCTCGTCGTCTACTGCGATCCATCGGAACTGTTGATAGTCCAGCATCAGTTCTCTCCTAATTCAATGTTGTCGTCATCTAGCACATCTACATTGGCAACAGGCGCCCTGTTCCGCAGTCTGTTCTGTGCGTCTAACTCTTGTGCCCGCAGCAGGACATCCAGCACGTCGTAGGCCTTACGTACACGGACATTCAGATCGTCTGCCATTGAGATGAGGAACACCCGGTGCTGTCGTTGCAGCAGCGAGTCGCTCGTAACGCTCAGCGGTAGTCTGTTAAAGGCCGCGATCAAGAAGAGGTCGTCGGCATCCGTGAAGTCGTGCAGGCTGTCAGAAGCAAAGTTGATCTGTACAAGTGCGGGCATCGGTCGTTCCTTAAAATCCACGCAGGGGGCCGAAGCCCCCCACGAGGTGTGCTTAACTAAGCCGCCGCTGGTTCTTGGGCCAACTTAGTGAGCTAGCCAAACGAAATGTCCTCTTCATCTGGCTTAGCTACAGCATTGCGTTCGAGTTTCAGTTGCTCGATACACGCCGCCACCTTCTCTGGGTCTGGCTTCAAGAGTTCGGCGTAGTCAAACTCATCCGCGTCTGGCAGAGAGTCAAGATCGACATGCTTCACATACTCGAAGTCGTCCCCGACACTGCACGACTTGTCAATCTTTGAGCGGTGAATGTCGAACATTGCGCCACGCAGATTCTGACCCTGTTCGGTCAGCTTGTCGATTCGCCTACGAAGCAACGCTGTTGCGGTCTTATTCGCCACAAACAATCGCTTGACGTTCGATCGGGTCTTGCCCGCGTAGTCCACAAACGAAGTGGTGTCAACGATCGTCAGGAACAATGACATCGTACGGCGGTACTCGTCGAACTTGTCGTGCCATTCGCAAAGGGGGCACGGTTTGCCGGTGGGGGCCAGGCACGTGAACCAGTTCTGCCACGCTTTCTTACCTGTACCGAGCTTCACTCGATGCTCCCAGATAGCCTTGGCTTTCTGGGCATCGGTCAGGAAGATGACTTTCTTGTCCTCGCCCTGCTTCATCCAGTACCTAATAGCGGATGAATTCCTGTCCGTAGCGGTATCCATGGGCGTATCCAAGCCCTCTCCTGCCATCCATGCTGGTTGATCGGCCATAATCGTGTACTCCTTCATGCCCGTAATTGCAATCTACGTGCGCGGGCATCTTGAAACATGTGGACGAATTGGCTTTTGTTCATTGCGCCTACGTCCTCGGTAGTAAACTGCCCCTTCTGTATAGGGCAACGTCGTTTGAGCTTCTGGGCGGCCTCCTTGTAGCCCTTTTCACCCGCAGTATCGTTATCATAACACATCAGAACCCGTTTTCCTAGCCCCAGTATTTGGTCCGCTTGCGCGTCATGCAGCACAGCGGTCCACGTACATACGATGTCGCTGCCCATCCCCATAGCCCACTCGTATGCCTTGAGAATGCACATGAAGCCCTCTACCACGGTGATGACATCGTTGTCTTCCCGACACTGGTCACCGCCCCCTAGATTCTCTGTTGACTTGAAGCCAAAGTAGTTCTTGTACTTCGGATGCTCATCAATAAGTGTCCGCCCGACAAGCCCCTTCAGGCCACCTTGCAGATCGCGGGCCGGAAACAACACCCTGCTCAACCGACTATCGTACATGAGGCCAAAGCGACATGCTGTTGAGAACGGAATGCCTCGCTGCTCCAGATAGGCCATCGCGGGCTTGGCCAGCAGTAATGGGGTGAAGTTCTGTAGCACGTCCTCGTCTAAGACTGGCGTCTTTGTGGGGGGTGATACCCATTCATCTGAATCCAGCATAGCGGATGCCAGCTTGGTGCGTAGGTCCGGCTTGTCAGAAACAGATAACCTATCTGCTAATGCCAAGGCGTCTTCACTACTAGCTAGGCTGCCGTAGGCCCGTACTAGGTGCGCCAGCGTGCCCGACTCCCCGCAGGCGAAGCACTTGAATACCGTGGGGCACTTATCGTGCTTGATGCTCAAGCTGGGGTTGTCGTCTTTCTTGTTCTTATGCAGCCACGGTGCCAAGGGGCATGAGATAGACGCCTGCGACTCCGAGCGAAACATCGCATCGGTCACACCTATCTGGCGCAGTATTTGCATGAGTTCGCGTGGAGTCATGTTAGAACCTAATCATTCCGTCGTCGTGGGCCGCACTCGGGGTGTCGTCGCCCTCGCACTCCTCGAAGTTCATTGCGTCCATATCCCAATTGATGTAGCACTTTGGTTTAATGGTGTCCGCATCCCGCATTTTGAGGGTGTGCAGCTCCATACGCTTCACCAGTCGCAGGTCGTCATCCTGGTACAGCCCCAACAGTACGTCGGGGTCGATGGTCCACTCTTTACCGTACCGGACATTCCACCCGCGAACGTGATTGTCGTCCTTCTTCGCGGCACCTGTTTCATTGCTGTCGCCAAACTGCGTGGTGACCACCCATGGGATGTTGGTCATCTCGCCCGCAAGCTGCAAACCCCCCACGACCTTGACCGTCTTGTCCCAGTTATTGCTGCTACCCGGTGCCTCTAGTCGATACCCGCCGTCAATGATTACTAGCTCGGGGTGATGCTCGTACACCAATGCAGATACGTCGTGTACGGTCCTGACTATCTTCTTGTCTGCTATCAGGATGTCAGAAGTGGTTTCTTCCCGCACCTTGAGAACCTCGTCCTTCCAGCGTGCCTCGGTAAGCATGTCCATCTCGGCGTCCCGCAACGTGCCGAACGGAATCTTGTACCGGATGGCGTCTATTCTACGGGCGATGCGGGCAGCGTTCATCTCCATCGTTACCAACAGCACACGCTTACCCAGCACGTTCGCAGCATGGTCGGCGGCTAGGCAAGATACCCACGATTTTCCTACGCCTGTCATACCCGCGATCACATGCAGACAACCGTCTACCCAGCCTTGAATGTTATGGTTGATCGTGGGCCACATCGTAGGCATACCCACTACCCCACCGACTGCCTTTGCTGCTAGATAGGACTCCACCCGACTCTCACCGGATGTCTCGTAGCTCTCGACCTGACCCCCGATAGTGCGGGACTTGAGTTCCACCGCTGATTCAATGATGTTGTCCAGGGCCGCATCGGGATCGCGGGCGTCGATGCTGCGGATAGTCTGCTCTAGCGTCTTCTCTAAGGCGTTTGCAAGGGACCGCTTCCGCACCTTGTCAGCGATATAGTTGAATGGGTCGGTCTCTTCCGGCAGCGAGGCCTTAATGTTCTCCTCAACAATGGCTACAGACGGATATGTACTGTGGGCGGCTACGAAGTCTGCCACGAAGTCGAGGGCTGTGCGGGCCTCTTCTTGTAGGTCATCACGAGACAGCATGTGCCTCTTAAGGCCCGCAAGCTCTTCCTCTGCTAGTACCGCCTTAACTAGTCGTCGGCCTAGATTATCCATTGGCTTCCTCTAGCGAGGCTTGATTATCAGCCCGTGCCCAAATACCTTGTTGTGTAATCCGCACCCTCCACAGGTGGCCGTCATCGCCGATAATCACTAAGCCGCGACGTGCGAGGTTGTCGATATCATCTTCAAAGCCGACAAGCGTGCCTGCCACAAGGTCTTGATCCTTGTTGAGCCAACCTTCATGCCGTTGACATCGTGACAGAACTGTGAGTTCTCCGCGTGTCAGATGTCGTGTGTGTTGAGTCATCGCGTCGCCTCCGCATTCTTCATCGCCGCAACGGCCTGCCTTGCGTTATCAAGAACCTCGCCAACACGATATACACCCTCATCAATTGATCCCGTCGAGTTGGTTACGCCGTTTGCGGCCGATTCAGGTAGGCCTGTCTCGTTGTCGATCACTAGCAACACTTCGCGAAGTGCCTTCACCGCAGCCCGATCGTGCTCGCCACCAGGCGTTATGATCGTGTATCCAAGGGATGTCATATCATCAATGGTGTTGATTAGCGTTTGTATGGCGAGTGTTTCGTAGTCTTCCCAGTGCTCGTCGTCGCACTCGTGGCCCATCATGTACGTTAGCTTCGCAATTTCTGTGATTTGTTGGTAGGTCAACGCCATCGCATCGTCTCCGTGTATCAACTGCTAATGTCCTCGAACTGCTCTTTGATATGTTCTCTGATATCTGCTCTGAAGTCGTGGCCCGCGATCTGGATGGGCAGGACGGCTTCTGTCAAGACGGCGGCTAGCGCGGGATACTGGGTCTTGAACTTCTTGGGCGAGAGATTCGTTGTGCAAACGGTTGCACGCTTTGCCCCGATCCTCTCACGTATCAGCCTCTCGAAGTGCCAGTCCCGCTTATCCCCGAACAGGATGATCTCGTCCACTACCAGCAGGGGTGCGGTGATTGCGCGTTCAATCACCGTATAATCTGCGTCGAATCGGGTGTTGTTGATGTAGAAGCCGGGAATCTCTGCCGCACTTACCCACAGACCGATCTTACCATAGGTGGCGGCTGCTTTCAAGAGGATGCTGCCGAGGGCTGACTTTCCCGATGAGTATTCGCCGAACAACAGCAACCCGACACCTTCGTGCAGGTTCGTCTCGATGTCTTCGATATACTTGAGGATGTGCGCCTTGTGAGCACACGTGTCGGGGATGGCCGCGAGATTACATCCCTGATGCAGCTTCGGAATCAGCATCCGATCCAGGTGTTCCTGCGTCAGTTGATACTTGGTCATTCGTTTCCTCACGTTATCTACCACCCGACACTGGCGGGTTCTTCTACTTCAGCGGCACGGTTCGTTACTGAATCTGCCCGCGCTCGGGGTGCGGGTAGGCCTTCTTCCACATATAGGAGGATGCGAGGCCATATCTTGCTGGAGCCCACCAAGTGGAAGGATTCCCTGCCGTCTAAGCGCATGGCATCCTTGATCGTATCCCAATTGGTGAACATGAACTCGATGGCCTTAGCCGTCTTATCCCCGCTGCCATTCGCCCACTTCACTGCCCGCGATACATACACGTGGGTCACGGCGTGGGGATTGGAGGCGCCTTCAGATACGAGTGGGGCATCCTCACCGTACTTCTTTCGGTACAGACTCTTGAACAGTAGGATGATATCCTTGGCCCGCGTTTCCTTGGGCCTGAAGTCCGACATCGCCAAAGAGGCAAACTTCTGCTCCACGTCTGCCCGACTCTTGTCCACGACAGGGCTCTTTGCCAGCATCCTTGCCCGGTCTTCTTGGACCTTGGCAAGCATGATGTCTGCGGGTGAGCGGGTATCTTCCTGCTCATCTGAACCCACGTTATCGGCCAGCCACACTAGCTCATTATCCTTGATCTCGCCAAGTAGGAACCCGGAAGGGCTCTTTTGTATCCACCCGCGCTTGACGAGTTCCGTCTGCACCCTCGCGATAGTGGGTTGGGGCATGCCCACTTTCTCGGCTAGTTTGTCCAAAGGTTCTCCCGATATCAGTTTCAGATCGACTTTTGCTATCTTCGCGGTCGCTGTCTCGCCGCTTTGGGCCTCGGCCCGCATCGCTAGATAGCAGACCAAGGCATCATTGGACGTGTGCAACCACTCAGTTGAACGTACCAACTGCAAGGGTAGTTTCAGCATGTGGTCCTCGTTAGGGGGCGAACTGTTCTATGTCGAGTGCCATCGTTACTTCTGCACTCGTAGCATTATAGCTGATTCCCAGCCCGCGTACAACCCCGTCCACCTGCGTTATGTTACCGGGTGGATAGAAGGTCACGCGGCGATTCAGGTCCAGCTCGGTAAGCAGTGAGGGTATGTACGAGGTGCGTACCCGCCACGTGTTCTCTGCCTGCTTGTACTCCAACAGTGCCCGGTTGCCGATCAGCGTGGCAATAGCCTCACTCAAGATGTAGGAGTTGTCGATCTCCCGCCACCGGACGCCAAAGCGGCTGACGAGTGTGGCGTCTGATACCTCAATGTCAATGCGGTCCCGCTCGGGCTCCACGGCGGACAGTTGTGAGCGTTGGGCAATCTGCTGAATGCGAGTAGTCGGCGTAGACACTGCCCCTACGGAGCCAAGGATTTGAGCGTTTGATGGCTTGGGGTTAGGCCGCAGCCCGACACCGAAGGACTCGATCTGGGACTCGCGTTCCTTGTTGCCTGTCACCGTCAAGTTGACCGAGTAGTCCCCAGGCAGCCACCACGTACTGAAGACGAACTTGATCGTCGCGGTATTGGGGTAGAAGGAATCCAGCCCTACAAACGAGGCGGTGACTCCCGGCGTTGTACTCGTGTACTCTGCACTCTGCCACACGTAGTCGGGCTGTGTGGACTGGAAGGTGACTAGCTGCTGTATGCCAAGTGACGATGCGCTGAAGTGGAAGTCGAAGTTTCCGGTGTACAGAGTAGTTGCGAGGGCGGGATCACTTTGGTCTTCCCAGCCGCCCCGCACTCTGACGCGGGAGTAGGGATCGTCGCTATTGGACGATGCCGCAGCGGATATGATGTACTTGTCGTCGAGGTCGAACACCGGGTCGCTGCCTACCGTGTATTCCTCGGCCACCAACACGCCGTCTGACCGTACGAACATCTCCTGCATGTTGGCTTGTGTAATCAGCCGCAAGGCCTCGGTGATGCTGTTCTCGACCACGATGATGCGCGTCCACTCGAAACCTGATCCAGATTTATCCGACGTGGAGAAGTCTACGAAGTCCGAGGAGATGCTGCCATACGTAGTAACCAAGGCTTCCAGCACGGTTTGAGCATTCGCGTTGTCGAACTCCTTGGTAAATGCGGGCTTCTTCTCCAGCGTACCGAAGAACGAGGCGCACTGAAGTGCGATCTGCTCATTACCCAAAGCATCGAACGTAGGTTGAGCGTTCATTACAACGCCGTGGAACCACTTGCGTATGGTGCTGTCGATGTCAGTGAATAGCTCGATTTGCTCCCACGTAAGGTCTGCGGGATCATACTTCGCCGCTGAATTGGCTAACAGGACATTAGCCGTGGCGCCCCCGTCCATCGACAGGTTGACGTCCCACGATACTACATCAATAACATCGGGTGTGAAGGTCATCGGAACCCCGCAGGTACTTGGTCTGGACTTTGGCTGTGCCAGATTTGGAAGGGAAGCATTGGAATCGACGCGCCGGACGATACGATGTTCTCAATGTCTACTCGTCTGTGCATCCCGCGTTCTCCGAGCATCGCGTTGAACTTCTGGGTGTCAACAGGAGTGTCACTAAACGTGGGCATGTAGCCGTGCTTAATAATCATCCACGGGGATCGTGCCAAGGCGTCAACCAGTTTGTCCCAATCCTCCTCGGGTACCTGCGGGAGACTGTCCCATAGAATTGTAACCGCCGAGAGTGGGGTGGGGTCTGTGTATGACCCCACTACATGTGTCCACTTATTGCTATGAGGTGTCGCAAAAGTAGCTGTGTGGCCACACGTCTCGTATCCGGTCACCCGCAACCCGCTATAGGTCAGGACATCCACGGGCTCACCGAGGAACGTGCCGAAGACCTTAACTGATGCGTGGGGATCAACTCGCTTGCACACATTGGCGATTAGCACTCGTGCATTGTGCTCGGTACGTTGGTGGAACCAGCCGTAGCGATACTTCGTATATCGAGGTACGTAGGACTCTCTGTTGATTACGGAGTCCCACTCGTCGATCATCTTCTGTGGCTGGAACTTGTCGGCCTGGGCCACACCATCTTGTCGAAGCTGCTCGTAGGCCTTCTTGTCCCGCAACAGTTCAACCGTACGCTCGACGGCTCCGACCACGCTGGCATCGCCAAACATGGCATCGAATCGCAACGTGTGCCCGGCAATCGGCACAAGGCTCTTGGACGCTTGCCCCAGCACTTCTGGGAAGGCGGTATGATTTGGAGCGATGTTTGGGCACCCGCAAGCCATGGCCTCTAAGCTTGGAATGCCCAGTCCTTCGCCCTCGCTCATCGAGACTCGGAAGTCGGACATCTGGTAAAGTTCGGCAATATCCTCGTTGGGGATGTACTTCTGCCAGTCGAAGTCGGTGAATACCACGTGTTGGGCGACTCCGAAGATGGCTGCGGTCTTCTCTAAGTCGTGCCCAAAGGGAGGCCCGCCAACCTTGGGCGTGTTTGCAATCAGTTGCACTGGCCAGCCCGCATCGTGCAGGCGCCTCACGTAGTCGAAGACCTTATCCCATCGCTTACGCTGATGGTTACGGTCCACCGCCACGATCACGGTCTTCGAGGACACGTCCGCGTTGAGTTTGTGCGACCACTTCTCCCGCAACGCGATCTGCTGCCCCTCAGATACGGGGTTGTAGATCGCGGGGTCGATAGAGTGATAAATCGTGCCGTAGCCACCAATTCCGGCATCTGCCCACAGCTTACGGCTGTATTCAGACACATGAACGATATTCTCAGAGGGGAACTCGGCAAACATCTCCTCGACACCGATGGGCAGGCTCACACCCTCCCACGGCAACCACAGATACATAGGACAGTTCTGGGGGATAGCCCGACTCTGCATCAACCCACCGAGGGCGTGCATGTGGCTGAATGCGATGCAGACATCGGGTTGTACACGGGTAATGATGGAGTCGATACCGGGAGCATCCATCTCGCTAACGAACCACTCGGTCAGCCCGACAACATCATCTGCGTCGGGTGGCCTAATCGCGCCTAAGACGTGTACATCGTGGCCTTTAGCAATCAGGCCGTGGGCCAGAATTTTACTCTGCGTCCCGAACCCGCTGGGGGTCTGGAGGCTATCCGATATGAGGGCTACTTTCATCTAACAACGGCTCCAAAGCGAAGTTAAGGTGTCTCGGTCTCATCTTCCAGAATCTCTGCGTCTTCATCACACCCGCGTCCACGTAAGGTCGCAGGAATATCTTGTCTCGGCCCCCATCGGGGTAGTCGCCTATCAGGGTGTATGTGGGAATCTTGTTGATGGCTGCCATTGTCTTCCCGCAACTGTCCACTCCGATGAACGCTTTGCAGGCCATGAGGGCGCCCAAGTTCTCCCACATGGTCCCGTCTAGTATAACGTGTGGGGCGTCAATTTGCAACAGGGCAGCCTCGTCACGGGAACACACGATCACGCAGCGGTACTTTTCGTGCAATCGTTGCACGGCTGCTGTCAAGATGCCGTTGGGGATCATCTTCTGTGGTCGCCCGGCGTTTGCCTGGTTCACGTTAGCGTAAGGCGATCCGAACGGCTGAATCGCCACGAACGGCTTGTCCGTGACGTACTTCTTAACGGCCCACTGCGGGTCCAGACCTTCGGGCAGTTGAATCTCGGGCCACACCACGTGAGGAAGCGTATCCCCAGCATACTGCGGGACTGTACGGGGACTGTCGTAGTACACGAACTCGCGTACCTTGACGCCCGCTTCTTCCATGAATTGCGGGAGACCCTTGCAGTGTGAATGTACAACGACCTCGCCGACAGCCTGCGCCCCTCCCATCATCAAGAGGGCGTCACCGATGCCGCCGACTATTCTAGGACATATCATAAGCTGGCCCGCGTGCGAGTAGGGTCTGCTTTGCTACGAACACTGCTTTCCAGCCATCCTCGACAGCTTGGGGGACCGCCAACTTGCCTTTGCCCCCGTCAGTATGATCTGTGTCGTCAATGAGGATTAGGCTGGTTGCCCGCATCTTGGGCCACGCCAGTTTGTATGCCGCAAGATGCTGCTCCGCGCTGTCTGGAACAGTGTCGTAGTCCCATGCGTCGAGATACAGCAGGTCGATCGTGCCATCGAAGGCCCGCAGGAACTTCTGGCCGTCCATGGTCACGGTGATGACGTTATCGTACTCGGCAGTCTCTTCCCGCGTTAGTGTGGTTGCCTTGGGGTTAATGTCCACGGTGTACACTACACTAGCGTGCTGTGCCCATGCAACGGTTGAATACCCATCGCCCGCGTAGTTGTTACGCTGTCGTATGCTACCCAGCTCGACCACCACGCCACCACCATTGCTGTGAAAGTGCTCCAACGTCTCGTTGATGGTAGGTTGTCGTCCGTATCGCTTAGACATGCACGTACCTCGCATATAGGTGGTTCTCGCCCGACACGTTCACGGTGTCCACGTCGTTGTCTAGCTTCCAGTGCTTCTCGAAGATCGAGAACACGTTCACGTCCTTTGTCGGGCCGTCTGCATACCACCTGCCAAACAAGCATACGTAGGGAGTCATATCGAGGAGGTCTATGGCGTACTCTTCGATCTCGTCGGCCTCAATATGCTGAAACACCGTCCACGCGAATACAAAATCGAAGCGGCACATCTTGAGCATAAGCCACTCCGATGCCAAGCGAATGCGGTGCATGTCTTCGATGTAGTCGTCGGCCCGACTCAGCATAAACGGAGAGTCGTATCCGGTGATACGCCAACCGGGGTCATGGTCACGTAGGGCTACTGTGTTGCGGCCTACCCCGCAACCGAAGTCCAATACCGCACGCAGCCCATCGAACATGGTCATCTCTGACTCGATGAACTCCGTCTCCGGCACGAGAGCATCGTAGCTGTGATGCTTGGCCACGATCTGCTCGGCGAGAGCTTCGTCGGACATCTGCTTAGCCGCGTGAATGTATCTCTTGTACCTGAAGTGGCTCATACACCTCCCCTTTTCCATGAACTGCCACCGGAATGCTTGCACCCGTACTCGGCTGTCTCTTCGTACAAGACCAAGTTGACTAACCAGCCCTTGTATCGCGTATCGACACTTGCGGGGGCGTTTAACCTGCACCCGCAAATCCCGCAGCGGAAGGTTTTGTTGTCGGTGCGTACCTTGTCGCAGGCCAGACAAATCTTCATCCTCTCCCGCATACGGTCGTGGGAGACCTTCTTCCCGCACACGACCGCGCTAGCTACAGACATCAAGTTCTTTAGCGTCACGTCAGGCAGTTCTTCTTTAGTGATTTCCGGTATCTCAGGGGCACTCATATAGACTGATCGCCTTGTATTCGTGTAAGTAACTACCTTCGTACATGTCCACCAGCAGCCCGCAGTGATTGTAGTGATACTGCCAATAGGAAGTGGTCCACGACAGGAACAGGTTTGTGCCTGTAATGTATAGGTCTTGATCGTACGACGTGGTGATTGTACCAGACCCCTCGGACTCGGTGTCCACGTACAGAACTGAAGGGGAGCCCGCGACGGTTTTAAGGCAGCTACCGAGGATAATAAAGGGGTCAATGGAGTAGCCATTGGACTCCGTATACAACCTACTGAGCACCCCGCAATCATTGTATCCGTAGACAATCGCATGGTCATACGTGTAGAGGTTCACTTCGGTATCGAACACGCCATACGTACTGATGAAGCTCCGCAGAGGTGGCCCCAATGAGTCATAGCCGGAGGGGGCGCTGTTAAGGTTGATGATGGGGGCATACCCGCCACCGGGAATCTCGTACTGTAGCCACTCAAGACACCCGCTCGAATAGATAGGCCCGAGTGAGTTGGTCTCCGCGGCATAATCGACCTGCACGTAATCCAGCAGCACACCCTGAGTCGAGCATCCGTTGTCATCAAATGAGTAGGTCGATTTCCAGTGGTCCATTTCCCAGTACATGACCAGCGAGGTCAGTAGGGTATCTGAGGGGGCTGCGGCGAGGGTGCCATCGAAGTCCCAGTAGATGTTGCGCAACGACTCGCCGATTGGCTTGGTCTGGGCCGACTCCCAGTCTATATAGTTGATGACCGGCCACTCCTGCGTGCCATAGTAGCCCTCGCAGTATTCGTAGCCCGACACGAAGTAGCCGTACTGATCGTCGTAAAAGTTGTAGTAGTGGTACTCGGGATCGACGTATACCTTCTTGGATACCATCGTTGACAGAGCGTACTGCGAGGGTACCTTGGGGTCGGGTAATGTGTAAGGGTCAATCGGGATGCCCGGCGTAGCGTAGCACGGGTTGAGGTCTTGTATGTATGTGGAGTTGCCTACGCTGTCTTCGCAGCTAATGAAGATCGTCTGGCTTACCTCGCACGTATCTACATACAGGCCGTCTGTTGCCGTGATACTAGCCGTCAGCACAAGTGTGGGGTCGCTGGACCCGCAAGCCTCTGTGTAGAAGGATATGCCTGTCAACGAGCGGCTGTCTATCAAGATGATGCCGTCGTAGCCCACGTCCCACTGCACATTCTGAATGGTGTAGCCCGCTGGGATAGCATAGTTCAGGGAGGCTTCTATCAGATCGCCGCAATAGGATGAGTCGGGCACCGATATAGATGCGTCCAACGTGGCGCAGATATCCGTGTTATCGTCTGAATCGCCCCCACCTTCCCGACACGATGACGTGAACTGTCGTGACTTGGATAGGGGGCTAGCCCCACCCGTGGAACTGTATGCCATCACCCGCCAATAGTAAGTCGCACCGTAGTTCAGTTCGGTGCCAACCGTAAGGGTCAGGGTGACTGTGGGTGCGGTGACCTCGGAGGCCCGCAACGAGGGTCCGTCAAAGTCGCCACTACGGGAATACTGTACCACGTAAAAATCGGCCCCGGCAACCGCAGTCCACACGAGGTCAATCGTGCCCCCGTTACGCTTGCATAACGCGGCCTGATCTGATGGGGAGGAAAGCTCTGGGGCTGCCAGCGCAATATCATTGAAGACCGGGGGATAGGTCGGGGAGTACGGGTATGCGTAGACGAGTTGATCGTCGTAAGTGCTCATCTACACCGCCTGATTAAGAGGACCACGAAGTAACGGCTACGACCTGAAACGATCCGCTAAGGTCGAAGATTCTGCCGGTCACATCCGGGGCATCGAACACATGGAACTTCACTGTGAGCACGTCGCCCCAATACCCGGTAAAGGGCATGTTCGGATTCGAGTCTTGATCGGCCTTACCGAGGAACCACTGCCACTCAGTCTCACAGCAGTTCCGACACTCCCATGCCAATAAGGAATCGCCATCGACAATCTCGGTCGCTGTCTGAATGACAACCGCATTAGTCGTTCGCTTGACGTTGAACCTTTTGGCAGGGGTAATCGGATTATAGCTGAATTGCTCTGGCAAGTCAACCCCGTCTAGAGTCGCTAGATATGCCATGGGCTATACTCCTGTCCCGATTTTGCGCCTGCGGAAGTGCTGATCGACAATTCGCACGACCTCTTGCTCGTCAATCTTGCTGTTAACGGTCATCTCAAGCCTGCGGTTATCGTTCGTGTCGCCGCCCCGATTTTGGGCGGGGTTCACTTGGATACCTGCGACCGCTGCACTTGATTGCACGGACGCCATCTCCGCCACACCACCCGCCACGTTTGCGGGATCGAACCGGGCGATATCCCCTATCTCACGGTTGATAGCGTCCTTAGCCGACTTGATCGCCTGCACTGTCGAGGCTAGATACTGGTTCAAGGATGGGCTGGACTCGAAGTTTGGGCCGAAGGTCGCCCGCACCTTGGCCATGAGGGTCTTGACCTCGGCAGCCATCTTATTAAGAGCGTCTAAGAAGTTATCAGCAAAGGAGTTACCCGCCTTCGTCCCGACCTTGCCGACGTTACTCACGAACTGGTTCAGGGTGGGGAGAAGGGACGTGACCTTCGATATGGACGAGAACACGGCCTCGCCCACAGACCTCATGCCAGACGACAAGGCGTCTGTTAAGGTCGTCGTCGTGGTCTGGACTTCCCTGACCTTGGTCTTAAGAGCATTGATGGCATCAGTTGTCGGGATAGCTCCCTCAGTGGCGGCGTCAGGCAACGTGAAGCCAGATTCTTCGGCAGCACCCTTCAGTCTGGCCAACTGAGTCTCAACTGCGGCCTTGAGTCGCTGGGCGCGGTTAAGGTCACCCGCCTCGATCGCCCGTTGCAGAGCTTGCCCGAGCTTGATGACGTTCTGTAGCTTGCGTTGTACCTCTGCCTGCAACTTCTTCTCGAAGCGTCGCAGAGCAATGTACTCGGCATAGGTATTGACCTGATCTCTCAGCACTTGGCTGATCTTCGACTGCCCGCTGACCTGCTCGCGGAACTCGCGAGTGGTCCTCTCCGAGATAGTCTCGCCCGACTCAAGCTGCTTGTTGACGCCCTTCAACTCGCTCTCTAGCCCGCTCAAGGCGCCCTTCTCACGTTCCAGTGCCGCAGCACGCCGTGCAAGCTCCCCGCTGTCAGCCCCGCGTTCGCGGGCAGAGTTCAGGGCTTCTTGCAGGGTCAGGGTCTTCTGCATCTGCCTGTTGATATCGCTCTGGATATCTTCCCTACGCTCTTGTAGAGAATTGATCTCCTGCTCTGTCAGCAGCCGCTTCTCGATCTCCTGGCGAACCTTGGCTTCGGACTTCGCCCGCTTCTTGGCATCGCGTTCGGCCTTCTCCTTTGCACGCTTAGCCTTCTTCTCTACAGACGCTTCGGCGAACTTGCGGTTCAGATCGAAGGTCGCTTCAAGGCGAGCTATTTCAGCCTGCTTCTCGGTCTCGATCTGTTTTTGCCGCGATGCAGACTGGTTCTCACCGAGCTTGGCGAGATCGTCGTAGTAATCAACGGCG